AGCAGTAAAAACACCTGTAACATCTAAAGAAGTTACTGAAGTTGCTGTTGTTTTATTTATAAATTCTAAATTAGTAGCCATTATTAATATACCTTTTGTCCATAAAGTGAAATATTACCCTCAGCAATATTTCCTGTTGTTGCTAAGAATACTCTCAATCCACTACAAGCACTTGTACTCATATGAGCATTACTTCCAAAAGCCATTCTTGGTGTATGTATGTCTTGTTTCACAACCATTTGAAAAGTACCGAAAGTGTATTTTGTGCTGTCTATTGCGTTATAAATATAAGCATATCCATTTGCAGTTGCATTAGTTTCATTATCAACATTAGATAACCAAATAAATTGATTAAATCCTGTTGCCTTACTTTCACTAAATGTTCCTGCACTATTTCCTAATTGTTGTGCGAAATGATAATTTGCCCCTGCGTCAACAGAGCCACCAACTTTTACTCTTATATCTAAATTCTGTGCAGTTGTTGAAGCACCTTGAATATTATTAGCAGTTAAAAAATGAACATTATAATCTCCTAAGTTATCAAAATCATAATAGGCAACGCTGTCATCAGCAGTTACACTTTCAATTAAATCTAATTGTCCATAATCAGTATATTTATCTGCTCTTGTTAAATCATAAATATCATTAGGTGTAAAGATCCCTTTATTAGATCCCCAACTTTGAGTTGGTGCTTCAGGTATATATCCATATTCACTCATAATTACACCACCTTATATAAGGTAAAAGTTCCTGCTGTTATATTGCCTGTATGATATTTGAATAATAATCCATTACAACTTTGAGCAACTGTATGAACTAAACCACCTGTATTTCCAACTAATTCTGCTTGAAAATCAAAAGTTGTTGGCTCATAGGTAAAAAATGAATACTCTGAACTGTTATTAAAGTTATAACAATAAATTATATAATTAGCCATTTCCCCTGTACCTGTTCCACCATTACCAAGTGTTGGTGCAGAATCATTTTGAACACCTGTATTATCAAAAGAACTTCCTGTTCTAAGTTTTTTATAAGCATAATCATAGTTTGCAGAACTATCAGCAGAGTTATCACTTGACTTAGTCACTTGTATATTTAAATTTGTAATATCACTTGAACTTTTCATACCACTTACTGCAACCATATAAACATCATCAGTTGTAATTCCTAAAATACTTACTGTACTAACTGCACTTGTTACTGTATTTGTTGCTACTTGAACTAAACTACTTGCCATTAGCTATCAACTCTCAATCCATAAGTTTGAATAGTACCACTACTTACAGTTTCATCTGCAATTATTTGAATGCCACCAATAGAAGAAGTATTTTTATAAACCCCTATATATTTTTGAAACCTGCGTATTCCTGCATATGATGAGCCACTCATTCCTAGCATAAAGGTATAAGAACTAGATGAAAATGGATTAAAAAAATAAAATGTTGCAAAGTTTGTTTCAGGTGCTTGGTCTGTAAAATATGCTAGTGAATAATTAAATTTTGTTTGACCTGTTGCTTTCTCATCAGTAAAAGATGTATTAGGAGCCATAAATAAAAAAGCATAATCGTAAGTACTATCCGATACAACACTTCCACTTGTATTTATTAATCTTAAACTTAGTGTTCCATGTGTAGTTCCGCTTGTAGATATTCCATTTGCTTGTACTTTATATATATCATAATCACTATTGAAAATATCAGTAATATCTACACTACTAACTGTTGAAGTAATATTAGTTTCATTAATTAATCTTAGGTTACTCATATCTGTTTTACCCCATAAAGTTTTGCAGTTCCAGCAGTAAAACTAGTACCTGCACTATTTAAAAGTTGTATGCCATCTATTTTTTCAGCTACTGTATAAATTTGACCACCAAAATATGACCAAGTATTACTAGGTGGAGATTGATGATTAATAAAACTGTATTTGCTAGAATTGTTTAAATTGTATAAATACGCATAAAAACTAATAGAACTACCTGCGTACGCATGAGCTAATATAGTAAATCTGTCTGCACTTGTGCTTGAACTTGCACCATTAGTTCCATTTACACCATTATACTGAACTGCTCTTTCATAATTAGAAGTTTCAAAACTACTTCCACCATCATTAGATAATCTTAGTTCTGCATATATATCTGAGCCATTTTCTATGCCTATAAATTGCATAAAGTGTACATCATATTGACTACCTTTTATATTGGTAAAGTTACAAGTAGCACTACCACTAACTGTTTGACTTTGTATTAACTCTAATGAGCCACCCCAATGACCATCTTTAGTTAATTGCAGTATTTCATTTGGTGTATATAAACCAATATTCTCTTTTACATTATTTGGTTGTGTTCCTATGTAGGACATAATTATCCCCTTAGGTTTGTTTCAAATAATTAATTGTATAATCAATACTTGAAGCTGCTGAACACAATCCTTGTATCTTGTCGCCTGTTGTTAAAACAACTTTTGTTTCCCATACAAGCGTAGTTCCAAATGGAACGCTAACATCATTTAATAAATGTGGTGTAACTGATCCACCAGATTTAACTATTTCAATATCAATAGTTACATCAGCACTACTTGCACTTACATTAGAAAAAGTCATTCCAATAATTGTTTCAGTAGTAGAAGAGCCTACTGCATCTAATAAATCTGCGTTGCTACCTGTTAAAGTTCCAACTACGCCCTCTAATACATCTGCCATAACTTATCCTTTCCTAGCTTAGAGCTAATACTAATCCTAGCGAAACACCACCTGCTAATCCTGCGATGTCCCCTGCTGTTGTTTTCTTTAAATTATTACTATCATCTGCATCTGCATATAAAATTACATCTGCACTAGCTACTGTTCCAGAAGTTGCTTGTGTTGGTGCAACTAATAGAGTAGAACTAAATGCACCAGATGTTGCAGTAGCACCTCCAGATAATCCAGAAGTAGATCCTGTTGTAATCGTTACTCCTGTTATATCTCCATCTCCTATATAAGATGCCCAGCTTGATCCATCATAATAAGTTAATGTATTTGTATCTGCTAAGTAAGCGAACATGCCTTCTTCTGGCGAACTTATTGCAGTTCCTCTTGCAGTTGAATTAGCGAAAGTCATAATCACTTGCTCTTGTATATAATTATTAAAATCACTAGCCGAAACTAGATCACCTGTTGTCCATACTTTAAATCCGCTAGGCATATATATTCTCCATCATTAAAACTGTTTCTTTCATCTTAGCACTAAGTATAAGCGAAACGAGTACCCTCTCCAATTTTTGCTTGTCCTAATACCCAACCAGAAGATCCTGCTGGACTTAAAGAGATCTTATAAGCCCAATTTTGAGATCCAGACACTATTGAATGGCTAATGCTTTCAATCCATACTTCATCAGAAAAAGTAGATCCATCTGGATTAGTTATATTAACCTTTACACGATCTCCGAACTCTAATCCAAGAACTTTAGGCCACAGATCAACATCTTGTCTTGGATTGATCTCTAATCTTTCTATTCTTTCAATAGGTAAAGCAGTTTCCGCGATTTTCTGATTAATAATAGATGAAACATTAGCATCAGAAGTATTCTTTGTTGTTTTAGTTGATGTTTTAGCAGTATATCTTTGAACACTATCAGCATCAGCCACATATTGAGCAGATCCTCCAGATCTTGTCCATTCATAAACATTTATAACTTCATTAGTATCAAACCCTGTTACTACATTGGTAAAAGGTAAATTAGATCCAGAATTATCAAAAGTAGCTTGAACATTGATAGCTTTAGTATTTGATAATTTATAATCTCTATTTCTAAAAGTAGCTTTACCATCTGATGCAATAAAGAATTGCGCATTTTCTGCTGTTTCACATTCTTTCATAGCATTTAAAAGATTAGTTGTTAAACTTTCTTGCTGAATATTCATTGTTCCTGTATTTATTGTTCTTAAAGCACTTGGGAATCCTATTGAATCTAATAATCTTCCGATCCTTACAGAAGTTAATTCAACAGCATCAGCATAACCTAATCTAGTAGAAGATCCTATTTCAGAAAACCCAACCTGTCCAATCTTCCAACCTACTGATTGGATTGTTTGAGCATTAAAGATCTTAAAGGCATCAATCGCAACAAAACGAACAACACTATCAGCCCCTAAAGCAGGATAGCTAACAGGAATCTGATCTAAGAATCCATAGAAGATCACATAATCAGAAGAATCATAAGTAGCAGTTATCTTTACAGTTTTTAATGGTTGAATTTTAGTTCTTGAATTAGAACTATCGTAATAATGTGTTGTTTGTGTTGGATTAAATCTATTATCTGCATTACTTAATAACAACTCACAAGATCCAGCAGGGAATTGACCGATCTCATTATTTCTTCCTCTTGATATATTTATCCCTCTTACATAAGCAGAAATATCAGTAAATGATTGTGAAGAATCAAATGGCTCACTATCAAACCCAACCTGTACTGTTAAATTTACATTACTATCAAACGCAACAGACATTATTGAAACTCTAAACCAAGTTGTTTTGCTTTCTCTACTGCTGTGAAAACTGCCTCGCTAACAGCAACTTCTGTTAAAAAGCCACTTTCCACTCTTGTATTTAATATAAATGTTTTAGCACCATCTTTACCACTAGCCTCTCTTTGAGCCTCTACTTCTGGATCTCCTGTTTCTTCAAATTTTACAGATCCATCTCCTGTACTTAAATCAACTCCAGATCCTAAATCAACAGATTTTCCTGTCATATTAAAAATAGCTTGAAATGATTTTCTTAAAGTTTCCAAATCTCCACCAGCATTAGCGACCATTTGAGCTAGAGCTATTTCAAAAGCACCTAGACTCTCAACATCTGCTATTGCTTGATCTAACTCCATTTTAGCAATAGCCATTTCCATTAGATTTTCTGTTGATTTTTCAGTTGCTTTAGCCAACTCTTCCTGTGCATCTTGATAATCTAATTGGGCTTTCTTTAATGATTCTGTTTGTTTTACAACTTCATCTTCGGCTCTTTCTTTATCTTTTAATGCACTTATTTCTTCATTTGTAGCACTTGTTGATTTCTTGATTGCATCTTCAACTTTTTGAACAGCTAATTCATATTCTATTTGAGCTAATCTTGATCCATCTAATTCTTCTTGAGCCTCTGCTAATGCCTCATTTGCTTTTATAATTGCAAGCTCTTCTTCTAAGGTAACGATCTTTGAAAGATCCTTTTGTCTTTGTAACTCTTCTTCTGCTCTAATTACATCTTCATTAGCATCTGTTAATAATGCCTTTTCTTTATTTAATTTTTCAAGAGCTTTTCTTTCTTCTTTCTCTAGATCAGCAATATTTTCTTGAATATCTTGAATCTTTCTATATGCACTTAATACTTTATTTAAAGCAGGTAATCCCTCTGATTCTCTTTGTTGTGCTAACTTTTCTTCTTCTTCACTTAATTCTTCAGTAGATTCTTTTGTTTCTCTATTAGCTTGGGCTAAGGCAATAGCCTCATCAGTTACATTTGCATAGCTAGGTGCAACCATTCTATTAGCATGCTCTAATCCTTTTTGAGCATCAATAGCTTTTTCTGTTGCTGATCTATTATCTTCAACTTCTGTTTTGGCTTTATGAACTGCACTAGAATATTTTGAGTAACTATTTGTTGCAGTTTCTACTCCATAAATACTGTCATTAATTTCATCTGAAGTATCTTTGATTTCATCTTTCCACTCTCTAAACCCATTGACTAGATCTGATGCTTTTTGAGTTGTGTTTGTGATCCATTTCACAAGTTTAGTTAATGGCTCACTAACAAGAGATCCAACAGCTATTCCTAATTCAGTAAAAGCATTTTTCATTAGATCAGTTTGTGCTTTCAAACTTTCCATTTGTTTAGTTGCTACTTCATCAGTAGCCCCACCAGCATCTCTTAATTGTTTTTCATATTCTCTAATCTGATCTCCTGCTCCAGATAAGATCTTCACAGCATCAGCAACACCACGATTCAAACCTAATTGATCTAATGTAGATGCTTTTAATTCATCAGACATTGGGCCGAGAACACTATCTAGCTCTTCAACAATATCAGCAACATTCTTCATATTGCCTTCAGTATCAAACATGTTAAGACCTAATTTCGCAAACTCTTCTCCATTCTTAGCAGTAGCTCTTGGTATATCTCTAAGAACTTGGTTTAATTTATCTCCTGCCTCTGCACCTTTAACACCTCTATCTGCAAAAGCGGCGAGAACAGCGACACCCTCTTCAACATCTTTATTCACAACTTTCAAGGCCGCACCAGCTTTTGTTGTAAGAGCCTCAGAGAATTGCTGAACTGATGCGTTTGCTAATTGGTTTCCTTTTACAAGAACATCAGTAACTCTTGTTAAATTAGCTAAGTTTTGCCCTGCATCATTTACTGTTAATCCTAAAGCACTTTGGGCATCTGTTGCGAGATCTGTTGCAGTAGCCATATCAAACATTCCTGCTTGTGCGAATTTTGCAACTTGAGGTAAAGCGGCGACCGATTGTTCAGCAGTTAAACCAGCAGATGCTAAAAAGAAATATGCCTCAGCAGATTGACTAGCACCAATTCTGGTTGTTCTTGAAACAGCCATAGCTTGATCTTCCATCATCTTTTGTTGCTTGACAGTTGTGTCCATGATTGCAAGAGATTGCACCATCTTGTCATCAAACTCTACAAAAGCCTCAACAGCCTCTTTCAGACCTTTAGCAAGAACAACAGCAACAGCAACTCCAGCCATTTTTGCGAATTTACTTAACTTAGCTAATCCTTTAGCACTTTTATTTCCAGATCCACCAACACCATCTAATTGCTTTTTTGCAAGATCCGCACCCTTAGTTACGATCCTAAGAACTATATCGCCCATAGCCATTATCTTCTACTTCTCCTCTTTTTAGATTCAGCCTCTGCTATTGCATAAGCTTTATTCTTTTCTTTATTCTCATAAATATAGAAATCAGCCCATTCTAAATATTCTTTATTGCTCATTGTAGTCCGAAGAGTTCCGACTGTCATTCCTAGATCACGAGCTAATCTAAATTGAAAAAATAGATCTGGATTATTCTTGAAATTCAGAGCCTTCATCAGACTCTGTTCCTCCAATTCCATTTAGCTCATTAATTGCAAGAAAGATCCTATCAATTACTTTGCTATCTTTTTCATATAATTCATCAATAAAATCATCATCTAATTCTGGCTCTTTAACACAAGCCTTTAGTAATTCTTTTTGATATTCAAAAGCATCTGAATCTTCTATATTTACGATCCTACCAAGATCAATCTGCATTTTTTTAGAGATCCCTTGTAGTAATAAACTGACTTTCCATTCTGGAATCTCAAATTCCATAGTAGGTATATCGGGTAATTTATTTAATTCTTCTTTGTTTAATCTTTTCAACAACACTCCTTTTTCTTATCTAATAAGTGTAGTCTATTAATTTATTTAATGTGTACCGCGAGTAACTGCACCAGATACTTGCAAATCAGCAGAATAGCCAACAACATCGCCGACTGGAGAAGATATTGAATAATTTGTCAATATAGCCTCTCCTGTGTATTTGATCTTTCCAGAAGATGTTCCCTCTGGTGAATACTCAAACGATAGAGTTGCACTTTGTCCTACTACTGCACCAAATATTGCATCAGCAGTTGCGTCCCATAGACCAGATAAACCAATAGTTGCATCTTTAAGACCAACTATGTAAGATTTATTGCTTGATCCAAGTGCGCTTGTTTCTGCAACATCTGCTGTTTCTGGGAAGTCTACATTATTCACATAACTTGAAATGTCAGTTAAAGATGCACTAGCGTTATCTAGTTTAAACTTACTGTCTTTTCCATGTACAAATGCCATTTCTTCCTCCTAATTATTTCTTCCAAAACCTACAATAGCATTTATTGTCGGTGTAGAAGATCCTCCGATAGTATTATAGACACGAATGTATCTATTTATCGTTGTTCCACTATCAACATATTTGACTTCTGAAGTCGCACCTGTTGCTTGTGTGAAAGTTATTAAATCAACATAAGTTACATTATCAGCACTATGTTGAATCTTTACATCTCCTGTTGGACTTGTTCCACTAACAGATGTAACAATTAAAAAAGCTCCACAACCATTTGAAGTTGATGATGAATTGTCTTGTGCTGATCCTTGAGCCGCAGTTGTTGTGAAAGCTGATGCAGTTAATACTGATCCATTCCACATTCCCTCATCACTCTGAACATCAATAGAGGTAGCAACAATATCTCCGACTGGACTTGATACTGCATAATTAGTTATATTACCTTTTGCAAAAGTTGCTTTATCTCCTGTATCTAATCCATCTATTCCAATAGCTAGATCAAAATCAGATCCACCCATTAAAGGTTGTAACACTCCATCAGCAGTTGCATCAAAATATCCTGCAAGACTTACTGTTCCATCTTTTTCTCCTGCTATATAAGTTTTATTTGTATTGCCAAATGTAGATGATTCAGCTATGTCGGCTGATCTATTCGCATCAACATTATTAAAATAGGTACTGTAATTACTTGAATTAACATAAACTTTGGTATCCTTACCATGTTTAAAAGCCATTACTTACCTCCGCAATTACATTCGCCACAACAATCGCCCATTATTCTTCTTCCTCTTCTTTCTCATAAGCCTCATTTACTTCTGTACTAGGATCATCTGCTATAAAATGACCTTTTTCATTTCTGGCTCTTTTTTTATTCTCTACCACTTTAGCAATTACACCTTGCTCAATTAATAGTTTCTTAGATTTTTTTGGAATCTGATCTTCATTAAGAACATCTCCAACTTCAAAAATATCATCTTTAACCATAAAGCCAATTAGTACTTCATACTTCATGCTATTACTTCAACTCCAAATTCTACGCCTAAATAATCTATGTTATTTACAGTATAGACACCATAGTTGTCTGCATCAACAACCCTGCAAGATTGTGCTGATCCTCCTAATGTTTGATCACTTTCTATCTGAGCTTTGATTGATGAACTTCCAGAACTAGCAAGATAGCTGTCTAAAGTTTCTTGACTATCTTGAGCATCAACTCTTGAAACATATAAGAAGATTGGAATTGTATATGTATCAGCACCTCTCGCCATTGATGTATCATATTCAACCGATTCAACAACACCAACAACAGCAGTAGGTGGCTCTACTGAATCTGGAACATACTTGAACACCATAAGCGATGATATGTTTTCTAAATTAGTTCCGATCCCATTTCTAATATTTGTTAAGCTCGCCATGACTTTATATTAGCATAAAAAAAACCCTCCTTATTGGAGGGCTTTTTTATTTTTGTTATGGTCTTTTCATAACTCTCCTAACTTAAAGTCATAATTAAGTTAAGAAATCTTTTCAGATCTGAACTTATTAGCTGTTCTTTTAGATCCCCAGCTTTCTGTTCTATACAACCAACCACCATGAGGATCAGCATTTTCATAAGATTCTTCAATGAAAATATCTGCTCTTTCTCCTTTAGCACAAGATTTCCAATTATTTGGCTTATAAACTAATCCTGTATTTGCATCAACAAAACAAAAAGCTCTTCCTACTTCTCTACCTGTATCTTTTATCCAAACACGATCCCACTTATCTGCAAAAGTTACAAAAAATGTTTTGTCTTTATCATAACCTTTCTCCATGTAGAATTTATCAGTGTTTAGATCAAATTTAGCAATCATTTTTGTTAAAGCTACCAAATATGGATCTGGACTTTCTTGATTTACTAGAACATCTTTAAGATCTTGTAGATCATATTCTGCTCCTTTTTGATTCATTCTTGTATTTCTCATTTTTACCTTTCTTTTTTTAACTATATCTTAAAAGATTCACAAACAATCTGATTGCTATCTATATCCCATCTTGCGATAAAGTCAGCATCTGATCTATGAATTTCAAACAATCTAGCAACAACTCCAACTTCTTGATTATCTCTTATCAATAATCTCATTTTTCCTGTTGCTTTAGCTCTTGATATTTCTTCAAACTCAAAAACTTCAACATCTTTGTTCTTTCTTTCTAAAGTTCCTTTGAATTTCATTTTTTGCCTTTCTCTTTTCTTTCTTATATATACATTATAAACCTGTGATTTAAATTAGGTAAAGGAATTAAAGTTGAAATTATGTTAAAAAATAACCTATTATTGCTATCTTCTACTCATTTTCCAATTATTTTCCACTTTCTTCATGGCTAGATCCAACAAGATCTTCCGATCAGACTTGCTTTGTTCATAACCCATTTTAAGAAATGGAACTATTGCTGTTCCTTTTTCTGAAATAGATTTGGCAACCAGATAAACAGGAATCCCATGTCTATCAGCCCAACCTGTTAATGCCTTAAATGGTGGCCAATGAGGTTTTGTTCTATTAAAGGAATCTTTATTTTCTGGGTATCTTAATCCCTTATATTTAAAATTCTTATTCATTGATCCATGAACATAAGATGCATAAGGAGTTGTAACATAAACTTTAACACCACCGGGCAATCTTCCACGATCAGCAACCTTTTTGTATTTTATTTGTGATTTAAGTTTTCCTGTATCTGTTGGTGTATTTTCTTTTGCATACTCTTTAACAGATTTACCTGTTGCATTAAAATATTGTCTTAATGGTTTATATAAAAGATTTTTAGAATCTAATCTTTTTTTTAATTTATTAGCACCCTCAACCTTTACAGAAAATCCTGTATTAGCCATTATAGAGTTTTCTTTGCGTATCCTTTGATCAACTTCATAGCATCTGGATCAAACCTATTAAACAATTCAGCAGTTCCTGTTTCAGGATTTCCATAAGTTGAAAATGGACTATCTTTTCTTTTAAACAATCTAGTAGCTTGAAGAAATGTAGCTTGTTTAATTGCGAATGGAACACCAGACCAACCCCATTGGCAAGTTACTTTCACTTGTTTAACTATTGTTGGATCAAACCTTTCAGAAGATCTTGTATCTAAAATTCTTATATGAGTTATTGGTTGGTACTGAACTCCATCAACATCATTCCCAGCATCTAAAGGTGTTAAATAGAAATCAGTATTTACTGTTAAAGTCTTATCATGTGATCCATCATCATTAGTATCTATTAAAACTGCTAATCCAGATGGCGAAGATATATCTGGAACTTCTAAATATAAACTATTATCTGGAGTGAAATATTTAGTATCGGAACTTGTTTGATAGAAAAAGCGATCACATATTGAATCTATTTCCCTAGATGCAGACTCTACTGCATTTTCTAAATTATCATCTTGGCCACTACCACTTAAACCGAGATAGGTTTTTAGCTCTGCTAAAGTGCAGTAGCCATTTGTAATGGCCATAAGGTTTTACTTCCCTTTATTTTCAGCAGGTGCTTTAGCTTTCGCTTTACCTAATCCCCATTCCTTAACTTGTAGATCTGAAACTTCATGGCCTTTTACACCAACTAACTTTCCTTTTCTCCAAGATTTAGGCATTTGGTTATCAGATGTTTCAGCTACTTTGCCTTCTTCATCTTGCCATACATATTTTTTTAATAACATCTTTTTCTCCTCTGACCTTAACTCGCTCTGGCCATTAAAACTAGAGCGAGTTATTAAAGTCATTATTATTTCTAAGTTACTTTCGCCCTTAGAAGTTTGTAATTTTAGCAAAAGCTGCTGCTCTATAAATAGGCAAGCCCATTCTTACAGTAGCCTTCATTACAATAATATCTTTTACAAAGTTTTCATCATGGCTATCAGACATAGCTACTTCCATTCCTTGTCTTGCAACAATATGGATAGCTTGACCTCCGCCAAAAACACCAACTAAGCAATCTCCTGCTGAAGTTTCTGTTGAACTAACAACTGGAACTCCCCATAATCTTGGTTGTACAGCATCTCCGAATGATCCAGCTCCAACAAATAATGGATTTAAAGCTCCACTTGTTGTAACTGCATTTACTTCGGTAACTACTTGATACCAATCAGATGGGTGCATTACGATTGCATCAGGATTCATGAAAGCATCTTTCTGAATTTCAGTGATTGCCTCAAATATTTGACCGATTCTCTTTAAGTTTCCACTAAAAGAAGAATAGTTAAATGCGTTGATTCCTGTTTTATTAAGAATACCAGTTAGGTTTACACCACTTCCAGATCCTCCGATTATTTGATCAGATATTGTTTGTCTAACCATAAATCGTAATCTACTGTCAATATATCCCTGTGCGGCTGAAACATCAGCAAGAAGTTCTTCAGTCATTGGAATAAAGGCTCCAATCTTTCTGATCTCTTCTGTTCTCTCAGTAAATGCTAAAGCATTTTCTCCGAGAGCTGATCCCTCTGCTGTTGGGGCTGCATTATTAGTGTATGTAGTTTCCTCTAGGTACTTATATTGATATTGATCAGTTGTGATCGTATCAATTAAAGCAGGAATTACATAAGGATCTAATTGTGCAGATTCTTGGATTCTAGGTGCTCTTACAACGCCCGGTGGCCAAGTTGATTCTGTAACAGTAGTTTTAGTTTCTACTCTAGGATCCCACTTAAGCTCTGATTTAACATTCTTAATTCCTGTGTCCATGAAAGACTTATAAGCATCAGATTCCAGAAATGATTGTCCAAGTGTTTTAGGTGTTTCAGCTTTTTCAGAATGTATTGCCTTTGGCTCTACGATCTTTCCAGACTCAACTGCCTCTTCCATCTTAGATTTTTCTGTCTCAATTTTAGTAGCATCTTTTATTTGATCTACTAATTCGGACATTCTTTCGTTTCTCTTAGCCCACTCTTCTTTCTTTTCACTATCAAAATCTGTTGTATCAACATCTTTGAATTCGTTAAGAGTATTTTCTCTAAGCTCTTGTAGTTCCTTTTTGAGTTCTACTATTTTACTCATTTTTCCTACAATTCTGGATCAAGTGTATCTAACAACACTTGTTCCGTTTCTAACAACAAAGTCGTATCATCTAACTTCTCATCTTCTTCCACATTTGCTCCTGCTACATCTAAGAGAGTTCCTAAATCTTGGAATACCTCTTGAACAGAATCTTGCAGATCTTCAATTATTGAAGTTGAATTTTCCGACAATGTCTTTTCTTTCTTTATGCGTAAGGCAGTAAGCTCCTTAGCGCGTTTTAACACAGAAGTTAAGCTGGTAAGCAACTCATCTACTTCTTCATTAAACCTTAAACCTTTTTTCTCTTCTGATCTCTCTTCATTCTTGACCATTACTGTTTCAGTATTTTGATTAGCACCAACTAAAACAGGACTAACTTCCCAGACTTTAACATCTTTAAGGAATCTAACTTCTACTTCTTGATTATCTTTTTGATGTAATCCGATCTCACTATCTAAAACTTCATAGCCGAATGACCATTGTTGTAGATCTCCCATAGCTTGAACTGTTTTAAAAGCATCTCTACCTCTTTCAGTATCCATAATGAATTGACCTTTAAAAACTGCTCTATGATCATCTTGTACTATTTCTCCTCTACCAATAACATCTTTCCAATCGTGAGCCCATACCATAGCCACACCTCTATCTCCATATCCAGATTTTATTGATTTAGGAAGAACAACATCTCCATCAGAATCTATTTCATTAAATACAGAAAACACAGCCTCAACTTTGCCTTCTGATTCATCAGTTGTTAAAAATTTTACTTCTTTGTAATCTCTATTCAATTTCATATCCTCTTTTCATGCATTACCATAGCGCATCTACAATTACATATTAGTCCAGCTGGCGCTCCTTTGCTACTATCTGCGGGATAATTCATTAGGTAACCTCTCACATTAAAATCTTCATTCTGTCCAACTCTTACTCCCTCCATATACAAATGAGCCTCTCTTACTAATCCATCTCTTCTGGTAATCCATTCTTTTTCTAAGATCAATCCTGTTTGTTTTGCACTTTCATTCATTCCCCAATTAGCTAAAGCTGATCCCTCTGTTCTAGCTATATTCATAGCTCTCCCCAGATTCTTTTTCCCTAAACTTTTAGAAATACCATCAGCAATATATCTTTCTGCTTTTCTTCCTGTTAAACCTAAAGAATTAGCCTCATCTATTGATTTTCTTAAAGCCCTGTTCAAATTGTCTTTCATTGTTTTACTCATATCTGGTAAAACTTGATCTAATCTTCCTTTCATATAAGCATTAGCAGATCTATTGTATTTATTTGTATTAATCGGTAGAGCTTGACCTCTTTTTCTTCGTGGGTGGAATCCACTCTCTATGATCTCATTTCTTGGCTTTCTTCTTCTATTTCTTTCTATCTGTGATTGTTCTTCTTGTGAAAAAACATAATTTTCTTTTAATTCATCTGGTAATAATATTTCAACTTGAAGATAAGCAAAATCTTCCATCATACTCATATAAAATGGCTCAACTTCTTTTCTCCAATCAACTCTGGATTCTCTATCTATTGTTGAATTGGTTATAGCTAAGATCCCAGATATTGTTGGAGGATTTTCATTCATGATCTTATTTATTGATCTAACTTGTTTTGTTAATAAATAATTATATAACCTAGCTAATGTGTAATCCCAATTACCCAGAAGATCATTAAAGGCATTCCATATATCATCTCTTGCTTGTTTAGATTCAAAACGATTGATCCTTTTCTCCCATTCCAATTCTCTTAATTGGTTTCTTCTACTGATCAACTCTTCTGCACTAGATGATTTCATTCTTCTTCTTCTTCTTTCTCTAGCCATGAGTTATGAACTCTTGATCCATCTTCTGTAAAAGAATAAGTATGTTCTATTCTTTTATTTTTTTTTTTAGATTTTTTAGGATCATCAGAATAGCTCTCCATTTGCCTTAATCTTCTTTCAGCTAATTCTCTTGTTGCATAACAGCCCATGTTTCTCCCAGACTCTTCAGCTATAACGCAGAACTGATCCTCTATTTTTCTTATTACTTTACTTGAATACTGAACATCATCTTCAATTATTACTTCTGGAGTATCTTCTACTTCTGGATCTCTTGTTTCTGATACCTCTGGAACAACTAAATCAGCAGGTGTTGGAACTACTGATTGGCTTAATAGATAAACTTCTTGGCTATCATTTACAGGTAATCCTACTTTTTCTCTAGCCTCTGCTACTGTGATCCAACCCCCAGCAACTCCTGTATTCAATCTTTCAAACAATTCATTCTGATCAGATTGTAAAGCTCTTACTTCTGAAAAATCATATTCAGCATAATAACTATCATTATCTTCTTCATAATCTTTCAATAAGACCTGTTGAGTTAATTCTTCTCCAACCATTCTCCATAATGGAATTAATTTATTTTCAGTAAAAAATTCTCTCAACTCTTTTGCATTTGAATAAGTTGCATTCTTTAATCCCGCTCCAAGACCAGCAAGAATAGCAGGAACACCTAGAACAGCAGAGATCCTTTCCTCTGGTACTTGTCTTAATAATCCTATATCTAAATCCTTTGGGCTAAAAGATAATTTCTCAACATTCATTTGCCCAGATAAGACAAGTGGCTTTCCTTTATTCTTTCCACTTACTTTCTGTTGATATGTTTTTGCTATTTGCTCTGCCTCTTCTTTAGATGGGCCATATTCATCTTTCGGTGTGATCATTACACTAGGAACTCCCATGTTAGATAATAAAGCAGTAGCCATTTGACCTGCACTCTCATCTCCATATATTTCTCTCAATACAGACTTAAGTGGGCTGAATCCCTGTTTATGATTTGTTGGATCTAATCCCAATCTAAAATGCACAATATCATTGATCTCTAATCTAAATTTATCTTCTTGTGTTTCATAAATATAATGAGTTATTAATTCTTCTGAAGATCCTTTAGGTGTTATCTGATCTGGCATTAAAGGATAAAGCGAAACTAATTGACCTACTTCATTGAACTGTTTTAATAAATAAGCATCTCCAGATACATGCATAGCATTAATAATATAATTTTGAATTACATCTCCAGACATATAAGGATTAGGCCTTCTCATTAAATAGCTGAATGGGTGGTTAGGTACTAATTCTTTTTCTCCATCAGTATCTTTTACACATACCTGTAATGTAGCCTCACTAAACGAAACTCCTAAAACTCCTAAACAGGCAACAACTGCTGAATTGGATTGACCATCTCCAAGACCATCTATGTTCCAATTTCCTGCTGTTGTGTTATACCCCTGTATGAATGAAATATTTTCATTAACATCATCTCTAAAAAAATTATATCCTGTTGATCTCTTCTCACTTGTACGATCTGTAAATCTTACTCTACCCTCAATAATTTCTCTAAAACTTCTTCTTTCAGCCAAGATCTTTCCTTTTTAAATTGTTATATAAGGATAATAGCTAATTAATTGAATTTCTGGTAGTATGTTAATCTTTTATTTCAGATCCAAACAATCATCAGCAGATGATTTCATCTTCATCATCTGTCTCAAATCTGCATGGACATTGGCTCACATCTCTCTCACTTAAACAAGTCCAATGATGTATCTCTCTGTATTTAGGTTTATCATCATACTCATTAGGATCTTTCATTTGGAATTTTTGATTTAACCAATTTATATCCACCATTATTAGTTCCCCTTTCTTTAATTATATTTCTAATTCCCAGATCTCATTCATCTTCTCATTAAGGTATCTTCCCAATGATCTATCAGCA